GAGCGAATGAAGGACATGTTCGGGAAACGCTTTAATCAGATTCAAAAAGAGAAAGACGGTCAATCCTGACAGTAAGTATCACGAAGTAAAGTCGAATGCGTGTATCGCAGGAAATTTTCCCGTGAAGTTACGTATTAGAATTATCTACTTATACCCATCCGCAAAAAGTTAAAGAAGAAAAGATATGGAAACCGCAACGAAGTTCGACGACGTAAAGAAAGTCACCACCGAAGAATATTTTCAAAACAACCAGTTCGCAATAGACGCCTTCAAGAAGAAGTACGCACTTACGTCTGATGAATCGTACGCACAGGCAGTTAAAAGAGTCTGTGATTTTGTAGCCTCAGTTGAATCCACCCAAGAACTTCGAGAATATTGGAGTGCTCGGTGGTTCGACGAAATATACAACGATTGGTGGCATCCCTCGGGCGGAATCATGCAAGGTGCTGGCTCAAATCGTAAGATTTCTTTGGCGAACTGTACTACCGTATCCCTTGGTGCCAAACGAGAAGATGAAGAGTGGGACAGCCTTGAATCTATCATCAAGAATGCTGCCTATACCATTGCAAAATGTGCCGCTTATCGTCAGGGATTAGGAATTGACTTCTCTCGCCTTCGCCCAAATGGCTGCAAAGTTCTCAATTCGGCCAATCAAAGCACGGGTGCAGTCCATTGGATGGAATTCGAGGACAAAATTGGCTACTTTGTAGGTCAAAAGGGCCGCATTCCTGCTATGTTGTTCTCTATCTCATGTGAGCACCCCGACGTGGAAGAGTTCATTCAGGTCAAGTCAGATTATACCAAGATTCAGAATGCAAATATTAGTGTTCAATGCACTGAGAAGTTCTACAAAGCCGTGGAAGCCGATGAAGATTGGGAACTTACCTTCACTGTGCCTGCCATTAAGAAGGGTGACAAGATTTACGTGGACGTGCATAGTATTGACATGCATACCACGAAGGAAAAGGATACTGGTCGCTACTACCGCCTTGCCACACATGACCGTAAGAAGGAAGTTTTTTCCAAGATAGTCAAGGCCCGCAAGTTGATGGAACTGATTGCCAAGAACATGCATCAAAATGCAGAACCCGGCATTCAGAACATTGACATTGCCCGTAAGTATAGCAACAGTGATGCTTTGTACGACGAGAAGGATGAGTATGACTCTCGTATTCTATCTACCAACGCTTGTTCCGAACAATACCTCTCCCGAGAGTCGCTATGCGTCCTAGCGTCAATCAACTGCGGTAAGTTCTCGGCCAAGCAGGAAATCTTCATGGGCCAGTTGGAGAAGGTTAGTCATTCCATAAACCGATTTCTCGACAATGTTAACGAATGTGAGTTGGTGAACCAGACATTTGCTACGCCTCACCAAGAGTTAGCTATTCGTAAATTGCGTCGTACTGGCGCTGGTGTAACGAACATTGCTGCATGGCTCTTCAAGAAGGGTCTTCCTTACGGCTCGAAAGAGGGTAACGAGGCCATTGAAGAGTTCGTAAAATGGTATAACTATTGGCTGTACATCAGCACTGAGGAACTTGGACTTGAGAAGGGCGACTTTGGTCTGTTTAACAAGGAAAAGTGGCGTGAAGCACCGTTTGTATCTCGCATCATGAAACTGTCGGAGCAATTGAATGCCGAATTCAAGGTTCCTCTACTCAAGGGCACACATGCACGCAATGTCACCGTCAGTTCTATTGCTCCCACGGGCACTCTGTCTTTGATGTTCCGTGATTTTGTGCTTTCTTACGGCATCGAACCCGCCTTTTTCATGTACTTCTGGAAGCGTACCCGTATGACTGGGAAATACGAGTACTACTTCTGTGTCCCCCGTGTAATTCGTGATGCTTTCGCCGAAGCGGGCATTCCTATTCCAATGGCCTCGGATACGATTAAGGATACGTGGGATGGCAAGATTGGGGCACCAATTGCAAAGTTCATTGAAGAGCATCGTCACAAATTCAAATTCAAAGAATCCACCGATGTAACTGCTATGGACAAGCTTGAGTTGATGTCCAAGGTGATGAAGTGGATTGACAGTTCCATCTCGGTAACTTACATGCTTCCTATTGGCTCGACGTGGAAAGAAGTGTATGCTTTCATCCTCGAAGCCCACAGGAAGGAAGTCAAATCCATCGCCGCCTTCCCAGACAAGAAGATGTACGGTATTGTTTCCAACATGCCATTCAAGACCTTGGCATTCAAACTCAAGGATGAGAATGTAGTCATTGGGCACCAGAACTTCTCCGACGACGAACTCACGGAGTTGAATCTGTCTCGTGAAAACATTCAAACCAAGACAAACGATTACCCCAAACGTCTCCCATCCATTGACGCTGACATTCATGTTGTTTCGGTCAAGGGCGAGAAGTTTGTCATCGTGGTGGGCATCCAGAACAACCAGCCCTATGAAATCTTTGGCGGGCACATCAACGGTTTCAGCTTCAAATTCACCCAGAAGAAGGGTAAGATTACCAAAGTCAAGAAGGGACAGTATGCCCTTGAGATTGATGACATCTGCATTGATGACTTCTCCAAACAATTCACTCCTACCGAGCAAATTCTCTTCCGTATGGCATCTATGGCCATGAGGCATGGTGTTCCGCCCCAGTTTGTTGTGGAGCAACTCCAAAAGGCGCAGAACGACATTACCTCTATGGCTGCGGCTGCTGCTCGGGTGCTCAAAAAGTACATCAAGGACGGCACTGCCATAAGTGGTCGTAAGTGCCCGTCTTGTGCCAAAGAGCTAATCTATATTGATGGATGCTGTTCCTGTCCTGCTTGCGGCTGGTCACAGTGTAGTTAGTTGAGTATTTTTATACTCATTTGCGTATTACTGCCTATATTTATAAGCAGCAGACAACAGGAGGGCAACTCCTATGGAGAAAACTATCACTATGCCAGAACAACATGAATCCCATCTCGAACCCCGTGTAGCGAGACTTGAGACCGGACTTGAAACCCTGACTCGTAATGTCAGTGAAATGGCTGTTTCTATCCGTGAAAACGCCAACGCAACCAATCAGAAGATTGATGGCCTTATTGTTGCTGTCACTAACGCCCAAGCCCCAAGGAAGACTGACTGGTCTTTGTTCTTATCTATTGGATTTTTCATTCTTGCCCTCGGGTCCGCAGTATTCTGGCCTCTCAACAAGACGGCCCAAGATAATAAGGATGCCATTGGGGCTGTCCAGCAGAAGTTTGAGTCTCATTTGACGTTGCCCGCTCACCCACTTGCTCAAGCTAAGATTGATGCATTAACAAAAGAGGTTGAGGTCAACCGAGCAGAAATGGCAAAGCGAGACGAACAATTGGATACCAAAATCCAGAGGGAAACTCAACTCATGACGGATTTGCTTAGTGCAAGACTTGAAGGTCTTGACAAGCGACTTCAAGTGGAAATGGGGTTGAAGAACGAGATTATTTCTGCCAAACTTCAATGTATGACTGCGGGGGCAGCGGTACATGAACATGCTGATGAACTGGAACGTAAGATTGCCGAGGCTGAACTGCGGGTAATCAAAGAAAAGAATGACCTCTATATTGAAAAGCTTTTCGGGCGTGTAGTTACTCTTGAACAAGAGAGAACAAAGGTTGCGGACAATGAGCACGCTGAACTTATGCAATGGCGTCAGAAGGCAATGGGGTTGAGTGCTCCAAATGCTGTGGTTCCGTTAGTTCAACGGGACAAACTCCTTGAGAAGTAAGGCGTTTTACACAGAAGCAACGATATTTATAAAGTAGCCATGAATTCCATCAAATTTCAAAACATGATTCGTCGTGCTCTAGTCGAAGAGATAGAGAAACGCAATTCCGTTGACGATGCGGAAGCCCCTAGCTCCACCGGAGAAGATACTACTTACTACAAGCGTGTCCCCGAAGTAGTTCATGGTGAGGACTATAAGGACCGAATCATGCCTCACAAGCGGGACAGCAATACCAAAGACGAGATTCTGGACCACATTACCAAAGCAGTCAAGCCTATTGACCCAAGCATTGTGGTTGTGTGGGATGACCATGATGACATCTCTGTCTCGGCCCGTGACATGTTCAGGGTCCGCATCATTCCCCGCTGGGAAAACTCCTATAACATCGAAGCCTTCGTTCGCAATGAAGACCGTGTGTATGTTACAGGTCAAGATTTGAAACAGGTTGTGGAGTTCCTTAAGATTAACCTTAAGAACGCCATGACGCATACCCAAAAAGCATACGATAAGTCCAAAGCGAATGGCGACATGCGAAACGATAAGACGCCCGCACCGGACAAAGGAATGCCCCAAAAGGACAAGCCGAAGACATTGCCGCTTACCAACGAAAAACCTTCCGAGACGAAGAACAAAGAGAAAAACTACACTGAAAAGCAAGTCAAGACAGAATCAGACCTTCCCGAAAAGCCGATGAAAGATGCTACAAAGTTCGAACGACAACTCGACCGCAAATCTCGTAGTGCAATGGCACTCCGCAAGGAAAAGATGAACTATCCCCCACGTAACCCCAACACGAAGTTGATGGTTAAGCCGAGCAAGCACGAAACCAGCAAACTGTAATTCCATTCACCATTTCAAAAATTGAGGGAGCCGTTTTGGCTCCCTTTTTCGTTTGACATGGGATTTCGTTTATGGTAAGCTTGGGCCAATGCAAGACTCAGAAGTTGATGATATTCTGAGGGACTGTGTGTCTCTCAAGCCCAAAGAACTGATAATTTCGGACCTCAAATGGAAGTACCTTGTACGTGCCATTATCCGGTCCAAGAACATCATGGTTATCGGCCCCTCGGGGTGTGCCAAAACAATGGCGGCACGTTGCGTGTCCGAAGCCCTCAAACGTCCCTTTGAGAAGTTCAATGTTGGGTCCACCCAAGACGCCCGAGCAACCCTCATTGGGAATACCACCTACCGAAAGGACACGGGAACTGTATTCCATCAATCGGCATTCGTCAAGGCGATTACAACCCCCAAGACTGTCGTTCTGTTGGACGAACTTACCCGTGGCACCCACGATGCTTGGAACATCCTGATGACGGTCACTGACCCGACCCAGCGGTATTTGCGGTTGGACGAAGATGCTACAAGTGCGATAGTCACTGTGGCCGAGGAAGTTAGCTTCGTGGCGACTGCCAACATCGGCAACGAATTCACCGCAACCAAGGTGCTGGACCGAGCCATTTCCCGCCGCTTTCCCGTGAAGCTTGAAATGTCCTTGCTGTCGGCAAGCGAATTGAAGTCCCTCTTTAGCATTCTTTTCCATTCAAGGACTGACGAGGAAATTAAGCTGATGAAGACCCTTGCTTCTATCTCGGATGACTTGGTTGCTCAGTGCAAAATGGATGACCCCAAGATTTCCATCGCAATCCCTCCTGCTAACATGGTGGAAATGGCTGAATTGGTGATGGATGGGTTCAAACTCGAAGAAATCGCCGAAGCCGCTATTTATCCAGAGTACCCCGATGAAGGGGGTGCCGATTCGGAACGCTGTTTTGTTAAAAGCATACTTCAAAAATACTTTCCGACAGATACCAAATCCCCGATAAATGACCCCCTGAAAAATAAGAAAAAGGCATCGTTTTAGCAGATTGCCAACCTATTTATATGAAGTGATAGGAGACATCTATGAAAACGAAAAAATGTGGCATTTACGAGATACGAAACAAAACCAATGGGCATTTTTATATCGGCAGTTCGTCAGATATAGAGCGGAGATTTTATATTCATCATTATCTTCTCCAAACTGGAAATCATCACAATGCCCATTTACAACGAGCGTGGAAAAAATACGGAGAAAGTGTTTTTGAGTTTAATGTCCTTCAACTTGTCCCGAAAGAGAGTTGTATATCTGAGGAGCAAAGATTACTGGATGAGCATTTTGGAAAGCGATATTTTTACAATGTGGATAAATATGCTAAGTTAAATGATGACTTGGCAAACCAAAAGCGAAGTGCCTCATTAACTGGACAAAAGCGTTCGACCGAAACATGCCAACGAATGTCGGTCGCTCAAAAAACCCGAAAGATTACCCAAAAAATGTTGGATGGGTGGAAAAAGTCGGGCAATGCTTTGATGCAGTATAGAGCAGACCATAAGGAAGAGTTTGAAAAACGCCGGTTGGCTGCGTGCGTTGGACGTAAGCAACCCGAGCATTTTAGGATAGTAATGTCAGAGAAAATGCGTGGTCGGGTTATTACCGAGGAATGGAGACAGCGTATAAGTGATGCTCAAAAGGGCATTCCTAAAAAACCACGGACCAAAGAGCATCAGGAAAAACTTAACGCTGCTAACCGAGGACTGAAACGCAGTGATAAAACCAAGGAAAAACTCAGACAATCCTTGAAAAAGTACTATTCTGACCCAGAACATAGAAAGCAGAATAGTGAGCGGGTGAAATTGTATTACAAAAATAATCTTGTGACCCCCATTACCTCCGTTAAAAACTATTCTTATGCAAACCTATCGTAACGATAAAAAACAGGAGTTGGCTTATATCAGAGGACTGATTGCCGAAGCGAATGGTTTGGATGGAGAAGCGAGCGACTATTTTGGATATGCAAGAGGTAATCTTTCTTGGTATTATGATGGTCGTCTTGGTAATGACTCGTGGCTATCGTTGCTGGAGAAGCAAAATATAGATTACGAAATAGATAAGTCAAAAGACGAGTTGGAAGTCGCTTTGGGAGAGAAAGCAAAGAGAGACCGAGCAGAACGGATTAGACGTGAAGCAGAAAAGAAAATATACGAAACAGAAAAAGAAAGATATTACAAAGATAAAGCGTGCCTCTCATTAGAAAATTGCGATGTATTGTATAGGCGACTAATGAATAAAATTCCTAACCCCGATTGTGATATAATCATAGATTTGCTGATGTTGATGGCAAAAATGAAGGAGAAGGAGCCAGATAAAATACTATGTTTATCTTATGACTTGTTGAAGAGGGTGGTGGAAGGAATGTCCGATAAAAATAGAAATGAGATAATCATTGCTTTGTTGCGTTTGGCGCATGACGAAATGAAAATAGACATTATTGATTTGGTGAAACTCGTGGCTGAAAGAGAAACTCCCCACGGAGTATTTAATGAGATGTTGGAAGACCTAACTCCTAAACCAAAACAAAGTTTATGGGGTAGAATATTTGTATGAATTTTGGGAGTAAATCCATTTCACCAAGTAATTGTGACTTCTGGCTGGATACCGAGAGGTATGCAAACTTCATTGAAGAAGGGTTGGACCCTAAGAACAAGTCCCTTGTCTTTAGCATTGATATGGTGCGGCTTGCTTCCATTCGGTCAGCCGTGGCAAACTTCGTCCGCATCCTCACCCGCAAGGTCATCCCCGTCTATTTCTGCAACTCACCCGACAGTTTTAACTATGCGGGCAAGTCCATCTATATCTCGGCAAAGATAACCTCCAAGCGAGACTTTGATGTTGCTGTTGGACTTGCCCTCCACGAGGCGGGGCATACTCTACTGACTGACTTTGATATAGTCAAACATGCTTACCAGAATGTACCCCGCAACATCTACAAGCTGTCGGACTCCAAGAACATTCGGCGGGCTTCTATGGAAAAGTTCATGCATGGAATGTGGAACGTAATTGAGGACCGTTACATTGATACTTATGTCTTCAACGAGGCTCCCGGGTATCGGGGATACTACGCTGCTATGTACGAGGAAATGTGGAACTCAGTGGAGATAGACATGAAGCTAATGAGCGACGATTGCCGTTATCCAAGTCTCAAGTCCTACGACTTTCGCATTACCAATTTCACCAACGAGCATACGGACCTTCTCGCCCTGCCTCGGCTTGAAGATATAGCTCGCATCATTGACATAAGCCACATAGACCGACTGACCACGACGAAAGACCGCATAGAGACTGCGTTCGAGGTAACAGAGGTCGTATTGGATTGTATAGACAAGCAGGAGAAGCTTGAAGCCAGCGGTGCTGGTAGTGGCGGTAAGTCCCAGAGACAGCAGCAAGGGTTGGCTGACCCACGGGACTATTTCGATTTCGGGGATGGGGAAACTCAAGCCAACGATGGGGATGAAAAGACGCCCGAAGGCAAGGGCAAGAAAGATGGCTTTGGTTCCGACGAAGAAGAGACAAAGGACGTTGGAACTGAGATGATAAAGGAAATCTCTGATGTCATCAGCGGACGAGACCCCCACCCCGAAAAGCTTAAGGATAACGAAAAGGCAGTCAATCAAACTTCCGATATGCCAGTGGATAGGAAAGACGCTCGTGAGATTGACGCCCTCATGGAGAAGCAACGCAAGTTCATGCAGGGCGATATTACGAAGGAAGCGGTGACTGATTATCAAAAGGCACTCCTAGACCTGATTGAGAAACATGGCATTATTATAGTCCAAGTGGATGTACCTATGGTAGTGGCAGGAAACAATACGTGCTTCAAGGTGGATTGCGTGGTGGTCCATAAGATGTCCAAAGAACTCGTCCTGTCGGGCAATGGCGTGTTTCCGATGGCGGGGGCTATGCAGATGGGCAAAGACACCCCGGAACCCCCCAGTGACGTTGCTGAGGCGGTTAAAAAGGGCATCCTATTGGGCACCAAACTCGGCAGGAAGCTGCAAATACGTATGGAAGTCAACCCCATCAAGGAACTTCGTAAAAAGGCTGGTAAAATCAACAAACGTCAACTCCACGAGGCGGCATGGGATGCTGAGGACATTTTCCATAAGATACTCATTGAAGAGCGTACCGGAGCGAATCTGCATATCACGGTGGACGCAAGTAGCTCAATGGGTGGTCCGAAATGGTACAAGACCATGACCGCTGTGGTAGCCATATGCAAGGCGGCGAGCATGATTGACAATATCCATGTCACTGTATCTTTCCGCACAACCCAATCGTCAGGTGGAGTTATGCTACCGTATGTTGTATTGGCATATGACTCTAAGGTGGATAAGTTTAACAAAGTCAGGACTCTATTCCCATATCTGGTTCCCGCTGGCTGCACTCCCGAAGGATTGGCGTTTGGTGCTACCATGAGTCTGTTTGAAGGTATTACTCCTGACGAAGAAGACCGCTATTTCCTTAACCTCTCCGATGGTGAGCCTTGTTTTCACATGGTTGCGCCCGACACGGGGTTAGGACTATCCTACAGTGGCGAGACAGGTGCCGAGCACACCAAGACCCAAGTGGATAAGATTCGTCGCCTCGGGGTGGAGATTCTGAGTTATTACATCGAAGAGGATTACCTATGGGGAGACCCGAACGTTCAGGCATCGCAGAAGCAGAAGCAGAAGTCCAAGGATGACCCGAGGATGGTATGGTTTCGGAAGATGTATGGTCGGAATGCGAAATTTATCCGTGTTAATGAAATAACTGATTTAGCAAAAACACTAAACGAATTATTTCTGACGAAAAGAGGAAGTCAATGATATGTATTGTATGAACGCATAGGAGAAAGGATACTATACATATGACATTAGGAGACCACGGAAATTTTTATCAGTTGATGTTTAGCATAGAAACGATTAGTTATTTCGTTTATACTATAGAGTTGGATGGAAAGGTAATTTATGTGGGTCAAACCAAAGATATATTTGGGCGGCTTCGGCAGTACAAATGTGTATTTCTAAAGAGAAAGTGCCATAACCCTAAACTCCAAGAGTTGTTTGATTCTGGCGACCTCCAACGGGCCACGTTTGACATTGTAGCAATGTCAGCAACACGTCGGGAAATTCTTAAGATAGAGAATGACTTTATCGGGGAGCATCGAGACACTTGTCTTAACAAGTATGATACATTCTCCGAGTCAACAAGAAAAAAAATATCAACCGCCGCCAGAAAGATGTGGACGGACCCTAAAACAAGAAAAAATATTATAAGTGGTCTTTCCAAGAAACATACTCTTACTTCCCCCGAGGGAATAATTTACGAATTCTCAAATTCTTATGAGACAAAAGTGTTTTTAGAAAAGATGGGACGCCATCTTCATAAAAATGACCGAAAGCGAATCGGGTATCAAATGCTTGAAAGTTGTGGAGAAAACAAAGGATGGAAGATGACTATAGATGGGAAGCGACCACCGTCCAAATGGTCTCGGGGAATTCTCAAAACTCCTAATGGAGAAGAAATCCCTATAAATGGAAAGTGGGAACTTGTAAATCTCAATCGAGAAAAACGGCTCCGTATGAACGTAAATCGTTTAATGAGACGGGGGGAATGGCGGGGGTTTACGTTTATTTCAGACGTAGATAAAAATAAGGCTTGACATATTATATCTGTCATGATAATATGGCTACAATCCCGAGAACATCTAGTTAAACCATATGAAACAAAAGAAGAACAAGACAAATCAAGTTGTAACATGGCCCACTGCTACGTTATTCACCATCAAGGAACTTCATCGTCTCAATCCGAAATTCGTTGAGATTACACTTCGGGTGAGGTTGGGTAAGGCGATTACAGAGACGCAGACGGTTGCCGAGATTGGGTCCATCCCCGGTGAGAAGGGTCGTCCGCAGAAAGTGTTCTCCATGACCCCAGTGACAAAGCTGACATTGGAAAAGGCCAGAGCCGAGCACATCAATCTCGTGGACAATGCGGAAAGGTTGGTTCGAGTGGCGACGGTTGCTCCGTTGACTGAGCATTATATTATTTCCGACCCATCGGGTCTCGTCAAATTCAATGTATCCCCGCTGGGGCATCCTCAGTCCCACACCGATTAACATCGTGATGCCGTGTATTTGGTATGAGCAAAGACCAGATTCTCAAAAAGTTACGACCTAAAGTCTATCAGATATACGGCATCTTCAATTTTAGAACCAAGGAACTGATATACGTCAGTCTTGACTACGACGAAGTAGAGCTACAGTTTGAAATGGATGATTATGGCGAAGATGCCGACATTATCTGCTTTACGACGTTGGTGCATTAGTATCGAATGAGGTACTTGCCAATGGTTTCGATGGGACCATTGTAGGTTTGAATCCTTCTGAATCCATTCGTGTCCAAGATGTAGGAGTAAATTAGCACCTTTGTTGCCTTGGGAACATTCATGAGTTCATCAAGCTTCTTGACATGCCCGATGACTATTGTTTTTCCGCCCCATATGATAGGTATATTTAAGTCTTTGTCGAAGAAGACGAGAGTATTGAGGTTCATGTAAAAGAGATGGAACACGGCCCCAGCAATTTTACCCTGTTTTTCTGAGTTTATGACGTTTTGTGCAAGCATTAGGAGTCTCCTTTTCGGATATTGTCTATCTTCCACAGTGGTTGATAGTTTGTATAATTAAGTGCCATAAGTAGTTGATTTCTATCAGTAAGATTAAACCGAGACAATGGAATAATATGGTCAAGTTCCCATTCGCCATAGTTGTCCCACGTCATACCCGGTGAAAATTTAGTGGTTATGTATGTTTTGAAGTCCTCAATGGAACATCCTAAATCACGAATAGCAGACCCCGTTTTAGATTGGTGCCTTAAAGCTGTGTTTAGTCGGCTGCGAAGATTCTCTGATACTTTGAAGTTGGGGTCTGTTCGGCGTCGTCTTTCTCTATACATTTTTTGATACATTTGGTATGCAAACTTGTTTTTCTCCCGATACCATATCATGTATTTTCTCTTCTGGGAACGATGGCGTTTATGGTATTCGAGGACTTTTGGCTTATTGTTATTGCGCCACAATTTGTAGTACTCTTTGTGCTGTTGATAGTAATTTTTGCGATAGTGTTTCAACTCGGCTATGGTCATACTATAATAAATAGGGAGATGTGGGGTCAAATAGTGATTAAAATAAGTTGCGTGTCATCCACTTGAATGATAAAATGAGCGCACAATGAGGAAACAAGCAGATAGTTATGGGAAAGACCTTCCGCAGAGATAAGCCGTTCCGTCCGAAGGCGCATGGACGGGTGTTCAATAAGGACTTTCAACCGTGGAAGAAGCCGAAGAAACAGTCCAAAGGGGACGAGAGAGCGCCCGCCTCTGAGGACATAACACAGACAAACACATGACTATCGTACTATCTATCCTACTGTTGCTTACCATTGCTGCAATTGCAGTCTTGGCCAAGATGATTGTTGCCCTCACCAAGAAGGTTGAATCACTACAACTCGCTCTAACCGAGTTCAATACCCCTCTCAAAACCCTCGATGACCAAGTGAAGGTCATATACGAACGAGTGGATAAGATTGATGACCGCATACCAGTCATCGTCGGATGGTGTGAGACCTTAAGAGGAAACCAAGACACCCTACAGGGTGATATGGAAAAAGCATTCTATGGCACCAAGAAAGACATCCGCAAAGTCGAAAAGCAGCAAGAGCGAGCAGCAGCTACCGAAGCGCAAAAGTCTGTTTGACCATGTTAAAGCAATTCGGCAAGAGAAAGACCCGAATTACTTCAACAATCTGTCAGAGGATGACCGCAAGTCGTTCAATCACTTCATGATTGTTCGGGCGCTGTCAATGGACGCTGCCATCGTTGAAGAGATGGCGCAACTCTACCAGCTATTCGACAAGATTCCCTCCCCTCAGTTCTATCAACTGCTTGTGGCACTTGTGCCGCAGGACTTTCGCTTCTACAAGTGGATTAAGTCCCGCAAGATGAAGCATAAGAAGGAACTCCTTCAAATTGTAGCCAAGAGGTTCGGGGTATCACAGTTTGAGGCCAATGACTACATCAACATCCTTTTGAAGACTGAGGATGGTCAGGGAGAACTTGTATCCATCTGTCGGGCATTCGGTATGGATGATAAGGAGATGGAAGAGGTCTTTGACGATAAAGGCAAAGATGAGGACGTTTGACCAGAACATGTTGGATGTGATGCGGGCACGAGATGAACGCATTTTACGAGAGCGACAGAACCAGCCGCCAGTTAGTTCGGGGTTCACGTCTGAGACTTTGAAGCAGGCCATAGCTGATGCCAAGGAAGTCAGGAAGCAAGCTTTGCGTAATGCCAAGATTGCACTTGAGGAAGCGTTCGGCAAGAGGTTCGAGGATATGTTTGCTGAGAAACTATACCGAGAAGGCGAAAACGTTTATGAGCGAGATGATACCAAGAGAAACCCCTAAGATTTACGGCGTTAAAGACGCCGAGAAAGCCCCGCCCGCACTTGAAGCCCTCTTCAAAAAGTGGAAGGATACCAACAAGCCTTCCAAGCTTGCGGCGTCCTTTACCAAAATCAAAGACCTTCAACCAATTCATATTGAGCATTTCAAGGAATATGAATACGCATGGAAACCGCTTCAAGGCGGTATATGGGGCGGCATATGGTTGAACGACAATATTGACTACATACACATTGTCATGGCAACCACTCCTGTCGTTGAATATATTCTCAATCTCAAAAAGAAAGACTCTCCTAATCGAGGGAAAGTTACTCTAATCGAAAAACAGACCGAAGACGGTCCTGTCTTTGGATTCACCCAAAAAGGATAAATGAAAGTTATTGGAATTGCCGGTTACGCCCGTTGTGGTAAGGATACCTTTGTTCAGATAGCAAAGGACATCCTTCAAAAGAACAAATATACGCCAATGCGACTTGCATTCGCAGACATGCTTAAGGATGAAGTCACTGACATGTTGCATGAATGTGGGTTCAAGGGGCGAGTCAAGACTGACGACCCCGTGGTGAAGACTCAGATGCGTCCGCTCATGGTCTGGTGGGGGTGTCAGCGACGATTTGAGAGCGAGGGTGGATTGTACTGGGTCAATGAAGTGGACCATCAGATTGAAGACCTTATTGCCGATTGTGTTGCGGAGGGAGAGTCCCCCGATAGGCGAGTTGTTCTTGTTTCTGATGTTCGGTTTCCCAATGAGGCCAAGTGGGTACATGAGAAATGGGATGGCCAAGTCATTCATTTGAAGAAGTGGCAAAGTGAGTGGCGCAAGGGCGGGCAGGATGGCAGCGACGAGTTTATGGTTAAGGTCTATGACCCTGCCCCCAACGAAGAAGAAGCCAAGCAAGACCCTCTGGTAGAGGCTGTGGCCGATGTTAAGACTGAGTGGGAAGGAAAGGGGAAGGCTACTGCCGCCATTGCATCCGCCGAAGTGTCATTGCAAAAGGTGGTTCTGGATGCCCTTAACTCCACCAAGTTCTTCAAGCATCAGTCTATCGGCACACTAACCCTATAAGGGCACCGTTGTCAGTGTAGAACTGAATCTGCCGCTCTTCCGTTTTGGATAGGAATTCGTTTTTGAATCTGGGGACGACGCTCTTAACGGCGTTCATGTAAGTTACCGTGCAGTTGTCGTACAGCTTCTTTTTGTCTTCCGCCTTCCAGCAATTGCAGGCTGCGTTGTAGTTGTTGATGCAAAAGACAACCTGTTGGAAGGTCATGTCTAAATTCACCAAGTTTCCCTTGCTGACGAAGTTAGCAAACTGAGTGGCATTGCGAATATCCATATACTTATCCCAGCAGGCGGTCAATCGCAGTGAATAGCAGGAGTGCCCCCATTACGAACACGGGGAACAGAACAATAGAGGTCAAGGCGGTGGGAATTATGGCTAACCAAACCGTGAGGCAAATCGGACAGGTTATCAATCGTACAAAGAAGCAGTTGTGGTCACGTCGGAGATAGTTCAGATACGTGAGGGTTGCGTCATTATACTTCTTGTCTTCGTAGTCCTTGTAGAAGGATAGAGCATTTAGACGAAGAAGTCGGCAGTATTCCAACCAAGCGTCAGTTCTGAACCATATCAGAAGAATCAGGGCAATGAGACATATGATTTCCATACCTATAACTATTACAGGATGGTCAGTTTCGTCTCGTCAATGGGCGGGTTGGTAACTACGATTTTGTCACGTAGATTGGGGAGTTGTTTAAGAAGGGGTTCGACTTCTTCGGGGCATGTAGGGTGAAGGAAGGTTCCCCATTTCTTTACAAATCTGTCTAGTTCAACATGGTCAAGTTCCATGCGTTTCTTGTCCCGCTCTTGGTTCTCTGGCTTCCACCACTCGATGCCACGGCTGCTTGTACAGGTGAAGTGATACACGATGGCATCCCAACACTGTTTGAACTCGACTCCTTTAAGAGCGAATCGAAGGGCGATGTCGCTGTCTTCCCGGGATTTCTTGAAGCTTACGTCATGACCCCCTATATCGTTCCACAGGTGCCTGTACAGCGTGAACGGGGCGAAGAAGTAGTTTGTCAGCTTGTTGGTGTCCTTATTCGCCTCAGCGAAGCGTAGGAAGTCTTCATACTTGAATTCTGCGGGGTCGAATCCGAAGCGTTGGACAAAGGTGACATTGTTATCGTTTGGGCAATGGAGGGGGGGTTCTACACGGGTAGAACATAGGATACGGTTTTCTTTGACGTGGCATAGTAGTTTTTCGTCATATTTCAAACTTATAACCATATCAGACTGGAGGTAAGAAACCACTTCATGTTTCGCATTCTTAAACATCCAATTGATATTTCCAGCATAACCTACAGGAGGCCCGTCATTCCGAACGACCCTCAGATTTGGGAAATTGGCTTTAAGACCCACCAACATGTTAGCGGTGCCTTGGTTATCCGAATCCACAAAAATCAGAATCTCGTGGAGATTAACGTCAATTCCATTGAGAAGTGAATTCAAGAGAAGTGTGATGTAGTCCTTCTCATTTTTTGCGGTATTGATACAAAAACTTATTGGCTGCATGTTCTGTCCTTTCGAATTGCTCGGATGGTGTGACCTAGTTTCACCATTTCTTCATGAGTGAATCGGTCACTCTTTACTGCATTACATATAGAGCAGCATACGCAACAATTTGACTTGGTGTAACCTTTTGAATTGTCTTTTCGGTCAAGATTATACGAAAAGGATTCGCCTCCCATGTACGTTGAATGTTTCAGCCATTTCACGGGGCTATGGCAATAGTGGCAAGTGGGAGTTTTGGTGAATCGGACGAAATCGTTATACGTAATTCCACAGTGAAGAGATTTCTTTTTGCATTTGTGGAGAAGGTAATGAAAGAGGTTTTCGTAGGGTCTTATTTTTTGGCCGCAACTTCTGCATGATTTCCCTAATCGTTTAGACTGAATGAGATTGGATTGGTTTGTATAAACCATTTCTTTTCCACATTCGGGGCATGGCTTTGACCATTTCATGTGAGTTTTAGCACGGTTCGTCGGATGCCTTCTTCGAGGCCAAGCAATTGAAGATTGCCTACTTTTCGCATTCTATCTAGGAAATATCCACTCCCAGTATAGTCGTAGCCCTCACCCATTTCATTCAATTTGATGGTGGGGTGGAATACGTTCATATGCTTATGAATCAGACTCGCAATATCAAGTAGAGTCTTCTTCTCAGGATAGACTAAGTTGATGTCTTTTGGTATATTTTCTGGATGATTGAGGATGAAGTCTATCACCGTGAATATGTCATCAAGATAAAAGTAGTCCATCTTTTTGTTTTGATGAATTTCGATTGGTAGTCCTCGCTTTAGGTTAAGGATACCATTCTTGATGAAGCGAGAAGGGTCTTCGTCGAAGTTGAAGCAGCCAAACAGCCGGACGACCCATATGTTGTCGAG